TGGGATAGGCTTTTACCAGACCGTCTCGCTCGATGGCACGCCAGCCGCTTTGCCCCAATGCCTTGTGCTCCCACAGGCATGGATAGGCGACGCCGGGCAAGGCAGGGCCGTCGTCGATGATGCCGTCGCCATGCCCTTGGAACATGCCATCGGCAGCGGAAAAACCCAGCCCATGAGAGCGGAACGCAAAACCCGCCGCCTTCATGCGCTGGCGCGCAACCTCCTCGAAAAAGTGTCCACGGTCGAAGATGTCGCGCAAACGAACCGGGTGCTCGGCCTCGACTTGCCAATCGTATTGAATCTGCCGCAGGCAATCGGAGCCAATAAACGACGCACCAAGATAATGCCGCTCGGCTTCATCGCGCGGCGTGGCGTGACGATCCAGCAACTCGTTGAGCTGAACATTCAGCGGCGAATCGGCGATGACGTTGCGATTGAGATCGAGCATGGCGCACACCATCAGAACGGAATGGCGTCGTTGAGTTCATTCGGCGTCATCAGCGGATTGTCCACGCCGGCATTGGCTTCGCGCGACATGACACTGGCGACGACGCCGGGCTGCTCGCTGACCGGCGGTCGCTCGCCGAAATCGCGTGCCGCCATTGCCCGCCGCATCAAACGGAATGCGGTGTTGAGCATCGCCAGCATGTCGTCTTTCGACCATGCGCCGACCGGCACAGACCAATTGACCGGCGCTTGCGCCGCCAGCTCGGGCAAGATGAAGGCGATGGCGCCAATGTCCCACGGTTCGTGGTCGGCACCCGTGAAGCGAATGGCCTTTTCAATGCCTTCGGAGGTGGCCTGTTCGGCCCGCGTTTTGATCCAACCGAACAGCACAGCGGCGACGATCCAGCCCCATTCGGCATCGGTGAGACGGCCGACCGCACTCGACAGCCGGATCACGTCATCCTTGGTGATCATGTCGCGCGCGGCGGCGATAGCAGCGGCGGTCGAACGCCGCTGCCATTTGTCCTCCGTGGTCGGCACGACAAGACGTGCGCGCTTTGCCATTGCTCAGCCCGCCCAATTGGGTTTCTGCATTTGGCCTTGCGCCGGGATCAGGCTCGGCTGCGCTTGCGCACCTTGGCCCGGCACCTTCGCGATCTGCTCGGGCTTGCGCCAAACCTGCCGATCCGGCGTGATCGCTTCCAGCAACTTGTTCTTGTCGCGGTAGTTGTTTGTGCCTTTCTCGATGCCGATCTTGCCGATAAAGCGCAGCCCATCGAAGTCGCCATAGCTGTTGACTTGACGCGCGGCGCGCGCTTCCGGCCGATTGTCATCGGGACGGATGCCGCGGGCGCTTTCCAGAATGCCGCGCAGCTTGGCGCTGGTGATCTCGGCCGCCTTCTGATGGCCGGACGTGGTGCCCGCCACGGTCATCAAGTCCCACAGCTTTTGCTTCGCGTGCGGGCCTTCGACTACGGTCAGTTCGCAATCGAGCGCTTCGCTGCCACCATCCTTCGACCGCTTCAACCATCCTTCCGGCCCGGCACCGCCGGGGCGCACAGTGATCTGCACCGTGCAGACCGTGCCGTCAGGAATGAGATCGGTGGAGCGCTGTTCGGGGGCATCGTTCAAATCAAGCATTGGTCAACTCTCCTTCGCTTGCGGTTTGTGTTTGCTCTCGGGGTGGTAACGGCGTGTCTGGCGTCGCGTGCGAGGCGTCGCCGTTCGCCTTCGGCGGGTCGGCGGGCGGGTCGCTCGGCGCGATGGAATAGGAGAGCGGCTTGCGGGCGGTCGACGTGCTGAGCTTAGTCAGCAGCCGGCCCAGGTCCGGCGGCTCGAATTGGTCGAGGCGGCCGGATCGGTCGCCGGCCGGATAAGCCCACGGATTCGGATTGGTGCAGACAAAGCAACGCACCGGCTTGCCGTCGCCGAAATCGACGTTCGCCATGGTGATGATCTCATCGACAATGCCGGGCAGCTCGCGGCCGGTCTTGGCGCCTTCGATCTGGATCGACCATGTGCGTTGGTTGAACTCGTCGGCGAGCAATTCCAGGATGCCGACAAAGATCACGTTCTTGCCGCGCGCGTGCTGCAAGTGCGTCAGCCATGCGATCATTTCCCGCGCATGCAGCCCATAGGCGCCGCGCACGTCTTTCTTGCCGGTGCGCTCGGCGAAGGCTTCCGGCTGTTGCGCCGACCAGCGAAAGCACAGGCGCCCGGCCACCGTGATGGAGTCGATGAAATAGGTGTCGTATTTGTCGAGATCGATGCGGCCGGCGAATTGCGCGCGCACCGCTTCGTAGTGCGCCTTGCTGTAGGCTTCGGTCGGCGGCAATGACGCCTTGGGCCCGGTCAGGAAGCAGGCAAGGTCGCGGCACTCTTCCCATGTCTCTGGGCGCGACGCATCGACCGGCACATCCTTGACCGCCAAATCGCCGGCTTCGAGATCGATGAACAGCGTGCGCTCGATATCGGTCGTGCGCAGCAACGAGGTCTTGCCGATCTTCGGCTGCCCGACGATGAGCGCCTTGACTCCGGTCTGTTCGGCCAGTCGTTCATCCGCCGTGATGATCCGCAATGCCACTGGAGTTCTCCCGGTTTTCGGTTTGGATTGTCGGCGACACCGTCTGCGCCTTGGCATCTTCCAGCGCGCGCAGCTCGGCGCGGTGCTGCTCGATTGCGAGGTCGACAAAGCCGCGGATTTTACGCAGTGCCAGCAATTCGGCTTCGGCTTGCGCGGCCACCAGTTCGGCCCGCCGTTCGGCATTGGTGATGGCCTTGCTCACGTCGGCCAATCCGGTGAGCGTGTCGCGCACGCCCTGTTCGGTCAGGCGCCCGGTCACAGCGGACCCCCGCTTTCAAGTTCCGTGACGATGCCGCGCAGGGTTTGCGGCATGATCTGTCCGCAAGCCCAAAACCAGATGCCGCCGGCTTCGGCCGCGTTGTCATCCTTGTAAGTCCAACCCAGCCTGCGGCATTGCCGCATGGCGGCGAGCTTGGCTTTCTCGCGCGGCAGTTTGCCGTGACCGAGGAAGTACTTACGCCATGTGGAGATCGGCGCGCGCAGCACCGGGATGCCGTGCGCGCCGGCCATACCGATGAAAATCCCCGACAGGCCAACGCTGATGATTGAGCCGCTATGCGTGGTGCGCCCCTGGATCGCGGACGGCGGCACCACGTCCTCGATCACGAACAGGTCGGGCCGTTGCGCCTTGAGGACGCCCGCGAGCCAATAATGGGCGCGGCGAAAAATGTCGTTGTGCGTGGCGAACTCGTCGCCGAGGTCGACCGTAGCCAACACGGGCTGTTCCTTTGGGCGCCCGATGGCATATCCAGTCTTGGTCGCCGGATCGAGCGCGAGAACGTAGCTATTCGCTGGAATCTGTTTCATCGTCACAACCATTGACGCGCAAGAGGGCTATGCACGGGGCCGAGTTAGCGGCCGTGCCCGCGATTTCATGTTGGCTCGACTCCGCAACCGATGCCGTGAGCGTTGGACGCAGGGGGAGGCCACAGCTCGGTATCCATTCGCCTGTGATCGGCGCCAGCCGAGTTCGGTCGGTTGGCGCTTTACGCGGGCGAGCGCGAAACGCTAGTGAGGTTGCAGCGGCGCACGGTCGGCTTCGTCTTGTTCGTCCAGCTTGTCCGTTTTGCGCCGCAGGAAAGCCGGCCGCAGATCGCGCTGGTTTTCCGCCACGTCGAAACCGGCCGACCGCGCGGCAGCAATGCCAAGCGGGCCGAACGCATCGATAAGCTGTTCGTAACTCGCGGCCGTGTCGGGCTCCAAGACGGCCGTGATCTCTTGCTTGCGCCGCTCTAGCTCGCAATTCTTGACGTAGGATTTGATCGCGGCCGGATCACAGCCGGCGTCTTTGGCATCGATATAAACCTGCTTGATGTCCTCGCGCACGACCTTGCATTCGGCCATGTACGTGCCGCGCTTGGTCTCAAGATCGGCGTGCAGGTTTTCGATACGCTCGACAAACGGCTTGGCCGTTTCTTTAATCGTGTTGGTCGACGGCATCACGCAACTCCCCTGGATTCGTGAAGCTCAAGCGCAGGTTTTGATGGCGAACTTGGGCAGGCGCAGACCGCGTTTGCGCGCTTCCTTGTCCAGCCAGGCATTGAGTCGGTCATAGGTCGCGACGGTGAAATTCCGT